GTGGCGGAGCGCCGCCTGCAGCGGCAGCCTCCCCCGCTGCTGCGACGCTGGGAACGCTGGGCCAGACCGCCGTGCCCCAGGCTCCACCGCCGATCGCCGACCCAATGAACGCGGCCTCGATCCTGGCCAAGATCAAGGCGGACAATCCGAACCTTGACGCCGGCGTGCTCTCGAGCGTGGTCAACGACTACATGCTGCCGTATCTGAGCCAGCAGCAGCAGAACAACTACAAGCATTTCCAGGAGCAGCTCGATTGGCAAAAGTTCACCGCCGGCGAGCAGGACAAGGCCAACACGCTCTATTGGCGCTTACTGCAGCTCGACGACATGATGCAGAGGTTCGGCATGACGACGCAGCTGAAGGAGCAGGCGACGGCGGCCAAGCAGGGGCTGGCGCAGATTCGCCAAAAGCACGTCGAGGCCGGCCAGGCCGCCAAGGCGGATAAGAAGGCCAAGGAGGGGGCGGCGGCGGGCAAGGCGGTCAAGCTGCCGCAGGCGCTGCAGGTGGAGTTGCAGACGCTGAACAAGCGCCAGGGCTGGCTCGACGCGCAGATCAAGCAGGCGCGCGATTTGGGCCAGCTGAGCAGAGTTCCGGGGCTGGAGAAGCAGCGCGACGACGTCCAGAAGCGGGTCGACGATCTCCTGGCCAAGGCTGAGCAGCTCGACGCCCAGGGGGCGCCGCAGCAGCCGACCCCCGCCCAAGGCAGCGGCGACCCTGCCAAGGCGGGGCAGTCGGAGACGACGGTGCCTGCCGACAAGCCGGTGGACGGCATCACGCCCGAGGTCTGGGGGACGCTGAAGCCGGCGCAGAAAAAGATCTTCCGCGATCTGTCCGAGGGGACGATCAGCAAGGAAGAGGCCAAGAAGAGGCTCGATGCGCTGACGACGGGGCAGTAGCCCGTGGCCGGCCCCAGCCTCGACGACCTCGTAAACAGCGTAGCGGGAGCCAAGGCTACGTCGGCGCCCCCGACGACGACCCCGCCGCCCGCGCCCACCAGATCCGCGCCTAATGTCGACGATCTCCTGAACAGCGTTGCCGGGGCCAAGGCAGCGCCAGCGCCCCCCCAGGCTGAAGCGCCCGCGGCCCCGGACGCGGGCGGCGTGGTGACCCCTGCCACGCCGTCTCCGCCTGCCAAGCCGTTCCAACAGCCCCGCGACGTGGCCAGGAAGGTGACTCCATCCACCGGTCCCTCCGCGGGAGATGTCTGGAAAACCTTCGTCGAGGGCATAAAGCAGGTGCCCAAGGCCGGCGGCGAGGCGGCCCAGGCCGAGGTCGCGGCGGAGCAGAAGGCAGGATTGCCCGCCGCGCTGAGTTACGTGACCGAGCCCTTCCAGTTCGGCGTCGCCGCGACTAGCCAGGCCATGGGCACGGTGTTCGATACCGCGGTCAAGGCGGCGCTGGCCTTCGCCGGCAACGCCGGCATGGACGAGACGACCCAGAACCAGCTCGAGGGGGATCTCAATACCCTGATGCTGGGCAGCAGCGGCGACGTCGGCGCGCTGCATGGGCAGATCAAGGCGGAGCTCGAGAAGCGCGCTCCCCCGGGCACCGCCGAGGCCTTCGACAAGGCGTCGATGCCGCCGACCGACCGCGGCCCCGGCATCACCGTCCACCACGGCAGCCCGCACCAGTTCCAGCAGTTCGACACGGCCAAGGTCGGCACCGGCGAGGGCAACCAGAGCTATGGCCATGGGCTCTACTTCGCCGAGAACCCCGACGTGGCGAACACCTATCGCAAGAATGCCCCCGTTTCGCCGGAAACTGCGGCAATGGCCAGCAAATATCCCCCCACGCCAGAGGGGGGCGAAGCCCTGGCCACCAGAGCCAGAGAGCTCTCGGACAAGGCGCAGGCGGGGACCCTCACCGACGCGGAGCGTCAGGAACTGGGGCAGATCAAGCAATACCACGCCTATCTGACCGCGCCCGAGGGTCACCTCTACACGTCGACCATTCATGGCACGCCCGACGAGTTCCTGCACCTGGACAAGCCGGTCTCCGAGCAGAGCGCACACGTTCAGGAGGCGCTCAAAAAGTCACCCGAGGCGCAGGCCGCAATCAAGCGCTTAGGCGGTGACCCGACTGGCGAGCAGGTCTACCGCGCCATGGCGGAGGACCTGGGCGGTGGCCCCGACACCCCCATGGAGAAGCTCCCCGAGGCCGACGCCCGAGCCTCGGCGGCCCTGAACCAGGCCGGCATCAAGGGCAACCGCTACCTCGACGCCGGCTCGCGCGGCGCCGGCGAGGGCACCCACAACTACGTCGTCTTCAATCACGACGACGTCTCTATCACCCACGTCAACGGCGAGCACCTGGCCGACATCGTGGCCAAGGCGCGCGGTGCTGCCGGGGGACCGCCAGCCGGCGAGCCGCCCTTCGCCGGCCCACCCCCGGGCGAGCCGCCCGGAGAGCCGCCGCCCCCGACCCGCGCCTCCATCACGGCCACGCAGACCGATCTCGCCGATCGCCTCCACGCCCACGACCAGCGGGCGACGGCCGATAACATCGAGACCATGCAGCTCGGCAAGCCCGCTCACGAGGCCATTCCCGACACGGCCACCCGCGAGCAGTTGATCCACTACCAGGAACAACCCAACAAGATCACGCTCAGCGACCGCGTCAAAGCGCTCTTCAACAAGCACGTCCTGCCGATCATCCGCGCCCGCGAGGAGGTCCAGAACAAGATCGCCGACCTCGAGGGCAAGCCGCGCTACCCCGCCTGGCCGAATCCCCGCCCCGGTGAGGACATCTCCCATGCCCCCCGCATGGCCAAGGACAAGGGCTCGACCATCGACTGGCTGCTCAAGGGCATCGGCATGCGTGTCGGCCGCAAGAGCCTGAGCAAGGTCGGGGACAAGGCCCGCACCGTCAAAGGCCCGATGATCGATAACCCGAGGGTGGCCTACCACAAGGACGTCGTGGTCAACAACCTCGTGAAGCTCGCGGAGACCAAGCGCCAGCTCCGCAACATGGAGATGACCGAGCACCTCAAGAGCGCCCCCGAGCTCGACGCCCTGCGCGAGCCGAAAAAACCGGGCGGGTGGGGGCAGACCCCGGGATGGCGCCAGATCCCTCACGTCCCCCAGCTGGGCGACCATTTCTGGCACCCCCGGATCGCCAATGCGATCGACGACGCCTTTAAGGACTTCAAGCGCTCGGGCGACGGCGCCGCGTTCTACGCCCACGTCAACCGCCTGCTTGTCGGCTCGATGTTCTACACGCCGATCGGCCACATCCTCAACGTCTTCACCGACACGCTCATCTCCAAGGGCGCGGTCGGCATGGCCGTCGACCTGGTGACAGGGCGATCCTTCAAGGCGTTCGGCAAAGCCGTCCGCGAGGTGGCGACCCTGGGCAAGGACTACCGCGCCAATCTCCGCGCCGGCTCCTCGCTCCAGTACGGTGCCGTGGCGACGGACAGATTCATTCCGAGCCTGGTCGAGGGGTTGGATCGCCACGTCAAGGCCGACCCCGGGGCGTGGGCCGAGATCGCCAAGGCGGCGGGCCACGCCAACCCCGTCGAGCTCGTGAAGGGGATCTACAATCTCTCGCGCAAGTTCCTGTGGGGTGTCGGCGACGTCCTGAAGCTGACCCGCCAGTACGAACTCGAGGCGAAGGGCATGAGCCGGGCCGAGGCGATCAAGGAGACCGAGAAGCACATCGTCAGCTACCGCGTGCCGACCGAGGTTGGGTCCAGGGTGCTGGGCGAGCGGGGCGGGCGCATGCTGTCGCAGCTGATGCAGAGCCCCGTCATTTTCGCTTTCGGGCGCTACCACTACGGCCTGCTGAAGTCCCTGGCCTCCGTTGGCCGCGATCTGGCTGTTGGCACGGCCAAGGAGAGAATGCGCGCCGTCGACAGCGCGCTCATGATGGGCGTCGTCTACCTCGGCTACCGCGTCGCCGACGACCAGGTGCGCAAGCTCCTGGGGAACCAGGATGCTTCGATCAAGCGCTCTGGTATATTCGGCCTGGAGGACCTCGTCGAAAAGGCGGCGGCAGGCGAGAAGGACGCCCGCGACGTCATCCAGCGCATCATGACGCTAAATCCCGCGTTCAGTTTTCTGGCCGATCTGTACGAGGAGAGAGACCCCTATACTGGCCAGAAGGTTGTTCGGGAGCAGGACCTTATTGAGCATCCCGGCAGGTTCGCCAAGGAGATCGGCAACGTGTTCGGGCAGAAGATCATGCCGATCAAGGAGGGCATCGACCTGGCCACGGGCAAGACCACGCCGCAGCAGGAGATCCTGAAGCAGCTCAACATCAACGACCCGGACCCAGATCAGGTCGAACTGGCCAGGATCGCGCGGCTGAAGGCGGATCGTGCAACGGAACGATCTATGCGCAAGAAGTACGGCGATTAACCAGCAGGAGGAACTGACAATGGTGATGGCAAACAAAGGCGTCCCGGGCGTGGTCTACAAGATCCAGTACGGCAACATCGTCGACGGCATCCTGGCCAGCCCGGCTGAGACCGCCGCAGCCGCGGTGGAGCTTTCCGACACCGTCGGTATCGAGGAGATCACCGACATGATGCACGAGGCCATGCACGAGATGGGCGTGCCGGATTACCTGGTCCTCACGACCGAGCAGGCAATGGCGCGCGTCGCAGCATCCAAGGCCGAAGCCGAGGCTGCCAAGGCCGCCGAGGCTGCGGCGAAGGCCGAGGCTCCTGCGCGGGCTGAAGCTCAGAAGGCCGTCGAGGCGGCAAGGGCCGAAGCCGAAAAGGTCAGGGCCGCCAAGGCCAAGGCCCGGGAGGACGCCGCCAAGGCCAAGGTCCAGGCTGCGCGGGAAGCCGAGGCCGCCGCAGCCAAGGCCGCCGCGGCCAAGCCGGCGGCACCGGCGCATCCGGGCGCTGCTCCCGTCCGGCCGTAGTTCATGCGGCTACTCGTCGTCGACCCCGGCGGCGATGCGCTGGACTTCTGCCTGCGCGCCAAAAACGCCGGGCATGAAGTGCTTCATTGGATGCGGGCCATGCGCGAGACCGAGTACATCGGGCGCGGGCTGGTCACCCGCGTCGCCGACTGGCGCGAGCACATCGCCGGGGTCGATCTGGTCTTTCTCTCCGACAACACCCACTGGCTGCGCGAGCTCGACGCCTGGCGTGACCGCGGCACCCCCATCTTCGGCTGCAACCAGGATGCGGCCGAACTCGAACTGAACCGCCAGGCTGGCCAGCAGGTCCTGAAGGCCGTCGGCATCGATACTCTTCCTTATAAGACCTTCAGCGCGGCCAAGCCGGCGATCGCCTATGTCAAGGACCGCATGGCCCCGGTCGTCTCCAAGCCCAACGCCGACGCCGACAAGGGCATGAGCTACGTGGCCAAGACACCCGAGGACATGGTCTACATGCTCGAGCGCTGGGACCGGCTGGGGAAGCTGAAGGGGGAATTCATCCTGCAGGACTACGTGCCGGGCTGCGAGATGGCGGTGGGCGGGTGGTTCGGGCCCGGCGGGTGGAACCGCGGCTGGTGCGAGAACTTCGAGTTCAAGAAAATGATGGACGGCGACCTCGGCGTCAACACCGGCGAGCAGGGCACGGTCTTGCGCTATGTCGCCCAGTCCAAGCTGGCCAAGGCGGTGCTCGAGCCCGTGGGCGACTGGCTGGAAGACCGGGATTATTGCGGCTACATTGACGTCAACTGCATCATCGACGACGAGGGCACCCCGTGGCCACTGGAGTTCACCTGCCGCCCTGGATGGCCGACCTTCAATATCCAGCAGGTTCTGCTCGACGGCGATCCCGTGGATTGGATGATGGAGACCCTGGAGGGCAACGACCCGACGTGCTGGGAGCTGGACCGGGTGGCGCTGGGGGTGGTGATGACGATCCCCGATTATCCGTACTCTCACGTGACACGAAAGGAAGTGGTGGGCGTCCCCGTCTACGGCGTGACCCCGGCGATCGCGCCGAACATTCATCCCCTCCACATCATGCTGGGGGAGATGCCGGTGGAGATCCAGGGCAAGATCGCAACGGTGCCGGGCTACGTGACAGGTGGGGACTACGTCTTGGCGACGACGGGGACGGGGGAGACCATCCTCGAGGCCAAAAACATGGCCTATCGCATCATGCGGCGGCTGAAGCTGCCGAACTCCCCCCAGTACCGGACCGACATTGGGGATCGTCTGAAGAAGCAGCTGCCGGATTGCCAGAAGCACGGCTACGCAACGGGACTGGTCTGGGACTCCCCGAAAAGCTAGAGGCGGCCACCCACCAGGCGCTCGACAAGCTGGTCGAGATCATCTCCGAGCCGATTCACCGCATCGAGGAGGACTACGTCCCCCTGGCCCGCATCCAGTCGGATGCGAGCAAGACGATCGTCACGACCCAGGTTCGGACCGACGAGGCCCGCTTCCGGGCCCGCCAAGGCGACCAGCTCCAGGCGCTGCTCGAGATGGTGGCCAGGCGGCAGGCCGAGAAGGCTATGCAATCTTCGTGACGCCCTTGATGTCGCGGACGTTCCGCTCGTCTTCCCCTCGTAAGACCGTAAACGATACCGTCTTTCTGGCCCTCGGCATTTGCTGGGTGCTACTCCGCCGTATGAGCCAACAAACCACGTGTTTGTTGCGCTGGCGGGCCGGCACCACGACGCCGAAGACGATGTGACACTCGCTGCACACCAGCCGCTCCTGCCGCGCCGTCGGCTTGGGGATCGGGCACTCGTACAGCAGGTGCATGCCGCAGCGCCGGCATTCGAAATAGTCCTCGCTCATTCGTAGTCCCACTCGTTGAATTTCGCCGACCTCTGCTCTGCCCCCTTCTTGTCGGCGCTGTGGACGAGCTCGAGCCGGGCGATCGCCTTGTGGGCGAGATTGATGCGCCAGCAGCGGATGAAGCCCCCGGCCGACCACGGGCTGCCCGCGCCCAGGTTCTTGTTGAAGGTCTTGTCGATGATGACCCCCTCCTTGGCCAGGCTCGCCTCCATGTCGCGGAAGATGACGTGGTTCTCGGTGCACCACTCCTGCATGTAGTGGCGCTCGATATAGAGCCGCTTCTCCTCCTGCTCGATCCGGACCCTGAGCGTGTCGCTCGTCGGCCGCAAAACCGGATCTTGATCCCAGGAGGTATCCTGGCTCATCACCAGCGTCTGCTTCCAGTGGCTGTTGATGAAGCGCTGCAGGATGTGCGGGAAGTTCGGCATGTTGTCGAGGATGCCCTCGCGGTTCGCTTGCGCCGCCTCGATGCCGAACTCGATGTAGCGCTGGACGTCGAACTCCAGCATGTTCCAGTGGTTCAGCAGGTCGCCGGCGACCCGGATCGCGGCCAGCAGCGCCGAATAGAACCGGTGCTCGGACCCCTTGGCGATCGCCAGCGAATACTTCTCCTCCCAAAGTTTGCATGCCTCGACGCAGTATTTGAACGGCTCGGGCTGCACGAGGCCGGCGACGAACATCCGCCCCGCCTGGCCACGGTTGGCATCGAACAGCTTCTCGAGCTTGGCGCCCGCCGCCTGGTCGTAATCGTTCGGCAGCGTCGAGCTGAACTCCAGCACGCGCGCGGCCTGGGCGTGCTCGCCCTCGGTCATGACCGCCTGGGAGAGGCTCTCGTTGGCCGCCGATATCACGATGGTCGACCAGCCGTGCTTCATCTTGATCAGCTGGCCGGTACGGTCGAGTCTATTTTTATCCCTGCCGTCGGTGAACGACAGAATGAAATCCTTGGTCACGCCCGGGTCGCGATTGCGTAGCTCATCGAAGATGATGGGGATGTTCGACAGCACCGCGATCTCCTTATAGCGGGCGTTCATCGTGTCGATGCGGTTGACGTCGATGGCGAATTGCTCGCCCCAGACCGTCCAGGCGGCACGCAGGCCCATGCTCTTGCCGGTGCCGCTGGGACCGACCTGGTGGACGATGCAGCCGCCGTTGCGGCGGAGGAAGCGCATCAGCGGGGCGGCAAAGCTGCACAGCATGGCGAAGGCCTGGGCCTCGAAGCCGGGAGCGAACATGGCGTTGGCGGCCACGGCCCAATCCTTGTAGTGGCCGCGCGGCTTCATCATGGCGGCGCGCTGCTCGCCCTCGCTCGAGACGCCGACGATGACGGCGGGTCCCTCTGGGCTATAGAGCTCGTTGCCGACCAGGAAGCTGCCATCCTCCTTCCAGCCGAACTGGTCGAATTCGAGCTCCTGCTTGCGCGTGTCCTGAATCATGGCGATGGCGGCCTGGATGTATTTGAAATACAGGTTGTGGCAATGCACGGGGATGTTGATGCCGACCTTGGCGAGCCGGTTTATCAGGGTGTTGCGGTCCCCGGCTATCTCGATGACCTCGGTCGACCAGCCGTCGTGCGGCAGGAAGTGCTGGATGGCCAGGACCCGGCCGCCGATGCTCTCGCCTTTGCGCAAGCCGATCACGATGGCGGGGTGGCGGTAGACGCACTCCTCCTTGACCGTGCCGTCCGCCTTCTTGACCGGGGTCGTCATCTGATTGCTCTTCCAGTAGAAGGGCAACGGCAACGGCGGCAGTCCATTGGAGTCCGCGGCTGGCGCCATGGTCATCTCGGTCTCGCGGCCGAGCTGGATCGGGCTGGTTATTCTGCCGCTGTGCGGACAGTCCTTGCAGCCGTCCGGGTTCAGTTCCATGAACCGGGCGCAGGTGGTGGGGCCATGCTCCTTGGCATGGGCGTATTTCTTGGCCGTCTCTTCCCGCGTGTAGTTGGGATGGCCGGTCGACCACTCGTGGGCCAGCCTGGGGCCGTCGTCGCAATGAGCAAGAACGCATTCGCCGGCGTACCACAGAGGCTCCGGGATGTTGCCCTTGGTGTCGCGCATGTGCGCCATTTGGGCGCATTCGCCCGATATCTTCTCGCCCGAGGTCGGCTGCTTCTGATGGACCGCTAGGGCTGCGTCGGTTAGAGAGTCGGTTCGTCGAGATGATGCCAGAGGTGGTTCAACCTCTGAAGATCGTAGTCCAAGGCATCCACTAATCTGCTCGAGGGTGAAGAATCCAACGCTGCCCGCGCATGCCACAAGAGGTCTGTCAGTATATTTATGGTTTCGCGTTCCGACGGGTCTGAGGATGGCCGCGCTGTTCGCGGTAGGGGCCGGGTCCACTCTAAAGCCATAGCGTCTTGTTGCGCTTTTAAGAAGTTGGGCAACGGGGGTCCAGGCCTCGGGGGTGACGGGAGAGGACAGCGGCCAATAGACATGCATCCCGAGGCCTGATTCCACCACAAGCGGAAAGGGAAGCCCAGTTTGTTGGATAAACTCGTGCAATGCGCGCCGTCCGGCAGTGATATCCCCGTATGGCTTTCGATATCCACAATCGATGTCGAGCCAGAAGCATCGGGTGTGATGGACATTCTCCTGCGTCCTATGGTCGTTGCCCTGGAAGGTCGAGGTGGCATGATAGGTATCGTGCTCCTTCGTCGATCCCCAGAGCACGATTTCTTCCGCTTCCTCGAACGTGGCCACGAAGTGGTGGACCATGTTCGTATTGATGCGCACGACCACGCATTTCCAGCCCTCGATCGACCAGATCAGGCGCCATAAGTCACTCGGGCGGATAATCTCCGCGGATGGTGGAGACCCTTGCGACCCGGTCATCCTTACGCACGCCGAGCGGCAGCGGCAGGCGCCGGTGCGTCTTCAACTCCTTCTCGAGGTAGTCGAGGGCGCGATTGAGCGGGTCGATGGCATGCCAGGTCGGGCTGCGCCGCCCCCGTGTCCAGCTTCCAAGCGTGCTCTTGGGAACTCCACCCAGCCATGCGCACATTTCCTGTTCGGTCATGCCGGATCGTTTACGCAGATCTATGAGGCGATCGGAGAAGGTCGGGATCATACCTGCAACCCCATGGCTCGCGAAAGCGCGTCGTCCATCTCATCGGTGGCGGCCGGCAATTCGCCGGGGCCGGGCAACGGCGGCGCGCTCTTCGGCATGACCGGGGCATCGCTTACTGCTTGACTGGGCGGCGGCGGGACATTGAATCCATCCTGTGGATATTTCCGCGGCCGGCCACGGCCGCGCTTCTCCTGGGCAAGCGCAGTACCGGTATGCTGAGGCATGCCGGGCGGCGTCACCGTCGGCACCGGCTCCGGGCTCGCCGGCTTTGCCGGCATCGGCCCCGATATGACCACGGTCTTCTCCAAGGGTTGCGCGGGCCTCCGGAGAATGAAGTCCGGCTTGGCCGCTTCGGGCAGGTCGAGGCGCTGCGAAATCTTCACCTCGCCCTGCTTCTGCCCCGCGAAGACTTGTGGCGTTGGCTTAGGCAAGGCTGCCCCATTCTTGTGCGCCTCGATCGCCGCCGCAGCCATGGCCACGTCATCGGCGCCGACCGCAAGCCTAACTTCGTCGTGGCGCTGCAATTCCTGGAACTCCGCCATCGCGTCGGCGTCGAGGAAACCGACCGCCTTCCAATCGAGCTTGGGGAAGGAGACCTGACGGTCGAAGCTGACGCGCCAGATGATGCCGCCGATGCGGTAGCCGTGGCTGGTCACGGCCTTCATCGCGGCCTCGTAGCCCTTGAGCGAGGCACCGGGCAGGCCAAGGGCATAGATGCTGTTGCCCTCGTCCTTGTAGCGCACCACCGCGAGCTTCTTGACGTTGTTGCAGGCTTGCCGGGCCTTGCCTGTGGATGGATTGACGGCCGAGCCCCAGACATTGTGCGGGCAGGCGGCGCAGGTCACCGACTGCGGCAGCCTGGCTCGCTCGGAGGGTGCGGTGCCGTTGTCGGAGAAACACGCCGGGGCCGTGTCGGAATCGGGGTCCCAAGGCCTGTCGTAATAGATCTTGGAGATGCTCGCGTTGGCCCCGACGATGACGATGTCCATGGCCACCCCGTTGTTCTCGATCTCGGCCATGCCCTTGTCGTTAGTCACGAACGGGTCGCTCTCGACGCCGTCCTTGTCGACGAGGCGGAACCTGCTGCCGCGGTAGGAGATGCGCGCCGGGGCCATGGTGCCCACCACGCCGGCCATCGCGGCGGCGTTGAGGGGGTCGTGGGCTTCGGCCCGCAGATGGGCGGGGACGGCATTCTGTTCGTTCATGTCACAACTCCTTGCACTTTCACTTATGTTCAGTGGGTTTGGGCAATTGCTCGGCGATGCTCGCCAACTTGGTCTGCAGCCAGTTCGTGATTCGTACCTCGTCGTCGCCTTCCGGTGCCAGCGCGTTGGCCACCGACAGCAGCTGATCGACCAGCAGGCCATGCACCTCGGCGTAGATCTTCTCGTAGAGGTGCGGGTCGTGCTCCGAGGGCTTGCGATGTCTGCCACCTGCCTTGTAGCGCGGGTCGCAGCGCGCCAGGGTGTAGAGCTTCGCCACGGTGTCGTTGATGTCCCTCATGGCCGGCGCACCCTGACGTGGATCACCGCCGAGGTCTCGATGCCGTCCGGCAGTGCCCCATGGTTCTGCTCCATGAAGGCCTTGGTCTCGGGTACGGATGCCGAGAGGTTGGCGAGCTCCCAGTGCCCGAGCTCGATGAAGGCGATGAACTTCTCGCGATCGACGATCTTGGTCGAGGTCACCGTAGCGGTGTAGGCCGTGCCGCGATCGGTCTTGATGCTGTTCGCCCCGGTGCGGGCCATCTCGGCGCCGAGCCAGGTGGCCAGGGTCTTCATGGCGTTGTCGTAGGGCTTCATCGCCGCGTTGGCCTCGGCCATCATGGCCTCGCACTTGTCGCGCAAGGCGATGTATTTCTCGATCGCCGCAGCTGCGGTGATGCCGTTGCCGTTCATTTGGTCCGCTCCTCAAAATTCCTTGTAGACGAAGCATTTCACCTTGACGTAGTAGGCCTTGTCCGGGGTCGGGAAGAAGGCGATGAACCCCGGCCGGAAACTGTAGTAGGCGGGGCGAGCCGAAGGCGTTGGCCGTTTGCTCATATCTATGTCGGAGGCCATGAGCCTGTAGCTGCCCCACCCGTACCTGCGCCTGTTATTAAACAACAGCACGTCGACGATCGAATCGACACGGCCCTTCAACGCATACTCATGAACATTGGCCTTTAGCCGCATCGGTCCGCCCTTCTTTCACTAGGTCCAGAATCACGCCTTGGAGGTTTTGCTTGGCGTCGAGGCGGGCGAAGATGGTCCGCTCGATCTGGGTTGCAACGAGTCGAACGATGAGCATGCCGCGACGCTGATTTGGACCTGAGATCCGCTGATTGGCCTGCACGTAATCCTCAACTCGATCTGTCGGTCCGTACCAGACGATCGTGTTAGCAGCTGACAGATCGAGTCCGTGAGCAACCGTCCCAGGGTCGGCGACAATGATTCGGGGGTCGTCTCGATCCGTAAAGTCTCGGAAAATATTATTTCGTTCCTTGCCACTGACCGCCCCCGTCACCATCGCACAGCTGATTTTCGCTTTCACCAACTCACTATGTAGCAATTCGACTACGCTTGTCAAGGGGGCGAACACTAGGCATTTGCCCCCGGCTTCCTCGATCACTTCCTTCAAGGCCTCGAGCCGGGGGCTGGCGTCGACGCGGTGGGCCTTGTGGGCCTCGTCGTAGACCGCGCCGAGCAGGATCTGGATTAATTTAATCCTGAGTGCCGCCTCATTGACGGCGGTGATCTGCGCCCCGCTCTCGAGTATGATCTGAAGATCACGCTCGAGATTGGCCAGCAGCACCTTCTGCTCCGCGGTCAAATCGACCTGCAACGGCGGGTCGTAGACCATATCGGGCAAATCCATGCACTCGGCGCGCTCGAATCTTATTGCCGGCTGCAAAAACCCGGCCACGACCGCAGCTGCCCCTTGGCGGGGCTTCCACAAAAATTTATTCAGCTGGTACATCGTGCGCGACCGGAAAGCCAAGAAATTTTCGGTCGCGGGAAATACCAGTCTTTTCTGGGCATGCGCGTCGGTCGGCGCATTCGGTGTCGGCGTCCCGGTCATTTGCCAGACGTAGGGTTTATTCACCAGCATCTGGCGCATTATTTTCCATCTCCGCGTACCAGAGTTCCGATATGCGGAGCTCTCGTCTATGATGACGAGGCCAAGACGCGGATCGTCGCGGAGTCGTTTGGCAACAGGACCAAGCTCCAGCCCTCTTCCGCTGTGAGCCGTGCCGATGGCAAGGCCGTCATAATTGATAATGTAGAGGTCCGCCTCTCGATCCAGACACCTAAGCCGTTCGTCGCGGTCACCGTAAACGACGACCCCGGACAAACGTCCGATGAAATTCGCAAAGATTTCACGGAGCCATACCCTTTCTAGTGTTGACAGCTTGGCCACGACGAGGGCGCGGTCGACGAGGCCCTGTTGCTTGAGGTAGTCGAACGCCCACAATGCGGCCAGCGTCTTGCCGGTGCGCATGTCCGAGAGATTGAAGCACCGCGGATGCAGCGTCATGAACGCGGCCATGCGGATCTGGTGCGCCATCGGCTGCATGCCGGGATGAATCGGCCAGTCGTAGCCCGAGGTGATCGGCGAATAGGCGGGCAGGCCACAGCCCCTGGCCATCTGCATCGAGGCCATGTCGTAGGGGATGGCGACCTCGTCCTCGTCCAGGCGCCAGGCCGCGGGGATGGCGGAGACCACGAGGCCAGCGTCAATCCCCTTGTAGACGATGGCATTGTGGCGGGTCGAAAAGTACATCACGCTTCCATGATCCGCACGACGTCGGCGAGCTCGCGCACCACCAGCGCCGCCCCGCCGGCGGCCTGGATCGCCTGCACCTCGCGGCTTTGCCACGGCTCGAGCGTGTCACGGCCGACCTTGACCTCCAAGGCGACGAACTGGCCATGGCGGCAGACGATGAAGTCCGGGATGCCGGCGCGGCCATAACCCATATTCATCGGCCGGAAAAACCAGACCCCCGGCGCCTGCTCCTTCAGGTATTTGCTGATGAGGGCGCACAGCGTGCCGTGGGAATGATAGCCGGTCACAGCGGCAAGGCTGCGATGAGGGCCGCGACGGCTTGGACGATCCAGGCAATCACTGTCAGTTTCCCGTTGTTGGTTACTGCTTGCGCGCCACGCGCGAGCGAAACTGCGCATTGAAATGCCGGCCGACGGAGTCGGCAGACAGCAGGGCCTCGTGCTCCTCCGGGGAGACTCCCGAATAGACATAGGTGCTGCCGCTCTTGAAGCGCACCGCCATCTCCTTGGTCTGGGGGTCGTAGCCGACCGCGGCCACATTGCTCGATTCGACGGGCTGCATCATCATCGTTTCCACTCCATGTAAGTGTTGCCCTTGTGCTGCCAGATGGCCAGGACGGGGTCGGCTGGGCAGTGCTCGCAACTGAACTGGATGGTGAGACCGTCGCGCCGGTTGCTCGGGTTACCGGCCCCGCCGATGCCGACCGTGGTCATGCACTCACCGACAATGCTGTGCATCTGCTGGCCATCTTCGATCGGGCGCTGCCAGACATCGACCTGGTCCTGGTGCAGATTGTTGCCCCCGCATGCCGGGCAGAGCAGGACGTCGTCGCCCACAAAGGTATCGCTGTCGAACCTGACTCTGGTCACTTCAACTCCTTCCTGAGCTTGCCTTCGTACTCGGCCACAAGGTCCGCGATGTGGCACTCGTATATAAGGAAGTCTATGTAGTCCTGCGGCGGGTTCCAGTTAGCGGTGTACGGAATGCCCTCTTCTATGACTCGACGTGTCTCAGGCAGATCGAGAGTCAACTCCCCATGCAAATCCTCAATCTTGATTCGATCCCCGCAGAGATTGAGAATCGCCCGAGTCAGCCACCCCCCTGGCGAGCGCAGCCCACGCTCGACGTGGTGTAGCGTGGTAGCGCTGCACTCCAGCAAGGTGGCCATCTCGGCTAGGGTCAGGCCATGGGCGCGCCGATACTTTCTGAGCGGACTCATCGGGCTGCGACTACGCGGAAGCCGACGCTTTTTCATTCGTCGCTCCCGTCGCTGTCGTTCTGCTGCCGGATGATGTCCTGCCAGGTCGGGGTGACGGGCTGCTGACCCCAGACGTTCGGCGAGGCATTGAGGCTCGCCAAGGGGGCTGTGATCGCGGGACGGATCGGCTGAATCGCCGGCACCGGTTGCTGCTGGTAGCAGATCGTGCTGAGGGCATAGACGAGATAGAAGCAGGTCGTGGTCATCGGTCATTCCCATTCGGTGTTCAGTTTTGCCGTAAGCTCATTAATGGTTTCCTTGGCCGTGGCGAGCTCGAGGCTAAGCCGCATGGCGAGCGCGTCGGCGGCGTTCAGGCGCTTCCACAGCGCATCGCGCTCGGCGATCATGGCGTTGAGTTTCTTAGCCAGGCTGGCGTTGCTTTCGGCGAGGGTCGGCATTGTTCAATGCACCCGATGTTCAGTTGGCATGGTGTCGAGGGCCTCGGCGACGGATGCCATGGCGTCGAGGATCTGGGGCACCCACTGGCGGTTCTCGAGCGCAATCTTGGCCAGCACCGCCAGGATGACGTTAGCCGCACCCAAGGGGCTGGTGATCTGGATCAGCGGCGCCATGCCGATGGCGAGGTTGACGGTGCTGGACTGGATGTAGTCCGCCAGCTGGTCTTCGTTCCAGTAGGCCGGCGCCACGCATTGCCACTCGCGCAGGGTCATGGCCGCTCCTGACCGCATATGGTGCAGATGAAAAACTCGTGCGCGCGCCCGATGCCCGGGGCCCACAGATGCTCATGCTCAACCGGCCTGATCCGCCGTCTCCAATGTCCCCCTGATGGCAGGAGGGTGTCGTCTGGCGGATCAAGCGTGGGCGCCGGCACGTTGGGATCGGCATAGCGTCCCTCGCCTCGGTGCCACTTCCGCAACTCCTCGGCATGCCTGAGCTTGGCCGCGGTCCGCGCTGGGGAATCGATGGGGACTTCCCTAGCCATGTTTGCGGTCCTTTTCCCGGGCCACTTCGCGCATGACGCACCAGCGGATGAACGGGCCGAGCTTGCGCCCCTGGCGCGCCGCGACGGCCTCGGCCAGCGCCTTGAGTTCGCTCGGGATGTAGACGCTGATGACCTGATACTTCGCCGTCGGCTTGGTCATTCCCGTTGCTCGCCGCAGGTGATGCAGGTGATCACCCCGTGGACTACCTCCCAGGCGTGGGCATGCTTGGCCAGCCGCTCGACGGGCCGCGGATAGTCGTGGCGCGCGGCGGGGGCGATGGTCAGCCCGCGCTTGTTGAGGTGATAGAGCAGCGAGCGCGGGTGCAGGCTGCCTTCGTCGTCACAGATGGCGTCCTGGATGGCCTCATCGATGTCCTGGAGGTCGTAGCCCGCGCGCACATTGGCCATGAGGTCAATGGGCGTCCCGCAGTCGCAGCGCAGCGTCATGACGCCGCGGGCGTCCTCGGGCGCCGGTCCCGGTGTTGCCACGTAGGTCATCTTCGGCCAGGTGCGGGTGGTGATCCAGCCGGTATCCTGGCAGTCGGAGCACTTGTACTTGCTCATGACCGGCCGCCCTCCGCCTTGGCGATCGCGGCGCGGACACGCTCAAGCGGCTCAAGCGGCCCAAGGTCCCACGGATTGAAATCCGGGCATTTCGACATCCTATATTCCGCCTCCTTGAGCGCGGCCAGCAGCAGGGCGTTGCTGGCGCGCAGTGCCGCTACTTTGCTGCGATTGGGGTGATTGACCATAGCTCAGCCCTCCGCCGCGTTGACGATGCGCCAGGTGCAGCTGTCGGTCTTCGAACCCAGCGCCAGCTTGCAAGAGCGCAGCACGTAGCGCGCCTCGGCCAGATCGGCGAAGGACCGATAACCGTCGATGTCGGTGAAGCTATCGCCGAACCGCGGGCGGTAGACGCTGAACGCCCAGTCGAATTCCAAGTACATCACGAGTCTCTCTCCGCCCCCGAGGTCCGCCGAGGCGCACGGTATGCCACACAGTGGCATAGTGAACTAATCTGTGTCAAGGCCATTCCGGCGCATGCCGGCGAGCGTGACGATGCATTCCGGCCGGCTCGTCTCGACCTTGTGCCAACTCCACTTCGCGCCGCTCTCGACCATGTAAAGCTCGGCCATCTGCGGCAAATGCCCCATGGCTACCAGCTGTGCTACCAGCCCCTCGCGGCAAAACTGCCAAGCGCTCTGGCACCAGCCCTGCTTGGCCACGCCAGGGAAGGTCCCGGGATAGCCCGGCACAGCCTCGCCATCGTCGAAGACATAGCGGTCATCCGCGAAGACGTAAGGCCGGTACGGCAGCGGGTCCATCGGGCGACCCTCCCGCGGCTCGCAGAATCGGATGCTGCAAACAATCGGCTGCTCGCGCTCGAGCCGCGCGGCCGATTCGGCCTGCTTCGCCTCCCGCGCCGTCGGCGGACGCCCCGGACCTCGCGAGCCATTGCGGGCACCGCTGTTGGCCAACAAGGCGTAGCCATGCAACTTTTCAAACCACAGCGGAATCGGTCGCGTCCCCCGCTCCCAATGCGATACCGCCACGGTCGAAACCCCGACAAGCTCGGCTAACTCGCTCTGGCTTAGCTCGTGGCGCGCGCGAATCGCGCGCAGTTCCTCGGGCGTCATCCCAGCATCCCCGCCCACAGCAAGCCGGTCCAGGCGCAGAGGACCCAGAGGAAGATGCCCCAGTCGGATAGCCGCAGCCGCAGCTGCTCGTTTAAGAAATACACGAGAAACGCAAGCCCGACGGCAGCAATGGGCGGAACAACATTGCCAGTCACAGCCGCGCCCCACGCTCGCCGCGCTCCGCGAAGCTCTTGTGCCAATCGCCATAGAACCCGCGCGCCATGCGGCCATAGAGCCGGGCGGAGTCAAGCAAGTCATCGCGCAGCGCCAGCCGGGCCATGGCCGCCCACCGCGCGTGACAGGCAAGGAAATACTCGGCCAAGGTCGAATGCGTCACGGGATCACGGGGAAGCTTCATGACCGCACCCCCAGCAAGCGGGCAATGCGCAGTCGGCTCGAAGGCGTCACATTGTCAGGAATATGAAGTGAGCGGCTCTCGTAGTCGCCCGTAAGCAAATCTTGGCCACGGTAAAGCGTGAACCAACGCGGCGGATTCGCGCGCGTGACGGGACGGCTATCTGCCTCATCGGCTGAGCCGCCCAGAATCCCCATCGCCTCCCGGAGAGTCAGACTCTCGGCGATAAACCCGCGCCGATCGGTGTCGCCCGCCTCCGCCTCGTTCACCAGTTCGTAAGTCACGGAAAACTTGTTCATAGCTCATCCTCCAAAAGCGCGATTGCATCGTGCAATTCCGCGATTGCGTTCAATTCATGCCGGTTTTTCTCGATGTCCAAGGAAGCAATGAAGTCCTCACTCGGATAAGCGTCCCGGGCGTAACCCAGAACGATGGCCAAGGCTTGTTCGCGGGTCATACTCGCCACGTACGTCTTCATGATTTGGTCCGCCTTTCAGATTGCGTTGCTGTTGCTGACCACGGCGCTCGCCTTCTTGTGCGATGCCCCATGCGCGGGGAACCCGACAATGCTCTTGCGTTGGCCGCGCGCGCACAGCCCGCAGGTCGCGCAAGAGACGTCGTCGCGATATGTGGCTGGGCAGACCGAGATGACGCGACCCGCCGGGGTTTTCAGGACCGGCGTTGCGGCGCCATCGATATCCGCCGGCAGCACAGTGACTAACGGCAGGCCGTCGGCCAGAGTGTCGGCATGGCCAGGACTGTTGGCGCTCACATTGACGGTAAACCCGGCTTCATTCGCCGCGGCGATCGCGGCCCGGTTCCGAGGGGTGAGCGGCTTGTGCGTGTAGGTGAACCCCATCCGGCCCGTGTTCGCCGTGGCCAGCTGGCGCAATGCGCGGGTGTCGATCCTGTCGCCGACGCCCGGCAGATCCCCCGCCTGATTGTGACGCCACAACTGGCCAGCCGGCAGAGCGCTAATCGTGGCGAGGAGAGAGCGCCACGTGGTCCCGCGCTTACCCTCGCTCACCGCCCGCCAGTGCATGGCCAACGGCCCGCCCTCGGCATAACAGCCATTGCCCTTGAAAGGACAGGCGTCTGGGCAAGTGTCGCGCGACGATGTGGTGACGGGTATCGGACCCGTCTTCACGTTCCGGGAGGCGAGGGCAATGTGAAAGTTGCTCATAGCCCATACAGAACAATCACCGCCAAGCAAACAACCGCCATGGCCAAGGACAGCAGCAAGGGAAACTGATAGTCATCCATCATCATCTCTCCGCCCCTCATCCGGGAGGCGCCGTTGCAGCACAACATTGCACCGCTGTGACGGAGATTAGTATGCTGTGTGGCGGTGTCAAGTGGGAAAATAATACAGTGTGAGCCACATTGGCCAAAGGTAGTATGGTGCGGGTAGTTAACAGTGGCCGTAAACAGTGGTCTCTAGAATGATACAGTGGATGATTCTAATGACCAGTGTTTACGGCCACTGTTAACATACTTGCTATCATGTAGCCAGGGAAACAATTCGAGTGGAATAAAATCAATTGGAAAAAGCGTAAAACTGACTAGTAGGTTAATTATTTTTAGAGTAAGTCTAATGTGCACCGGCTGGAAGCCCTTGTGGCCAAGGGAGAATCCTACTTCGGCCGCATGATAGTACTCTGACCATACATGACCCCTCCCTGGCTATATGAAAAATAAACACTGTTTATTTTTTTATGCCTTACAAGGTCTCTCTCTCTCTGGCCAGAACCCTTAGGCGGAATAAAGTTGCGTGTTCACGTTACGTAACGTGAATCTGGCCAGTTTTGCCGCATCGGTGCGTAACAAACTCTACCTATTGTTGCGCGTTTACCGCAGATTTATTTATTTATGCGTTTTCTCACGCAATCGCCTTGCGTATTTGCAGTGCGGTATGACCCCCCGCCCTGGCCAAGGCAACTCGGGGACCGCCCCACCCCGACGGGGCGCGAAGAAATTTGTAGCACCTCCTTCCCTGTCGCCTGTAAAATCCGGGAGTTGCATTGTTGTGTTGTGGTAAAATCCGGGAGTTATATTGTAAATCTTGGAGTTATTACTGTAGGCTTCCCTGGGTGGGGTAGGGTATGTTATCACTGGAGCGGAAGCGAGGGTGGATGGTGGATTGGTTTTTGCCTGGGTGGAGTGTTGCGTTGGCTGTGACGTCGGCCAGTGGGGATGTAGTTATTCCCTCTGGCCAGTCGTGTTTATTGTTGCAGAACGATGGTGGGGTAGTTTGTTTTGTGCGTTGGGGGTCGGTGGTTCAGGTAGCGACGTCGAGTGATTTGCCGTTGCTTCCGGGTCGTGGTCTTGTTGTGGCCCCTGGCCAGGCGACGCATGTCGCGGCGATTGCTCCTGGTGGTTTGACGGTGCTGCGGATTACGGGTGGGAGTGGTCGGGTAGCGAACATTATTCAGGGGGTTGTATCGGCGGCAGCGAGCATTTCGCCGCCGTTGGATTCCATTGCTCCGGCTGTGGCCGCTTATTCTCTTCGTCGCCTGCGTTCGGCTTATGCTGGCCAGGCGGTGAATGTGAGGCGGAGTTCGGACAATGCGGTGAGCGACGTTGGGTTTGCGGGGAATGACTTTAACGTTGCGGGTTACAACGCCTTCGTTGGGGGTGGCTCAGGTTTCATTGCGACGTGGTATGATCAGACGGGGAATGGCCATCATGCGACGCAGGCGACCTTGGCCAATCAGCCTGGTGTGAGTTTGTCTGTCACTTCCACGGGTCGTTCTGCTGTCACTGGCCTGGCGATTACGAGTTCTTTGGCGGCGGTTGTTCCGGCGTCTGTTCTTCCGCTGACCCTGGCCGCGGTGACGCAGCGGACGGGTTCGTTTGGGACGTATGGGATACCGTTGAGTTTGGGTAACTTTAATCCGGGGATATTTTATCAGAACAGTGCGAATGGGGGGCTTGGGGTAGCGAATTTGAACAGTGCGATTGGGGCGACTCTGGTGGTTGGCGATGCGCCGTTTCATTCGACGATTGCGTTGAAGTTGGCGGGGGGTGGGAGCACGGTTGTGGTGGATGGGGTGAGTAATTCGGCGGGCTTGGCGGATGTGACGGGGTTGACGGGGTTGTATGTGTTTGACGTTGGGGTCTCGACGGGGTTGGTGGGGAATGTGTGCGAGGCGGTGTATTTCTCGAGTGCGTTGAGTGGTGGCGATCAGGCGACGTTGTACGCCAACCAGAAGGCGTACTACGGTACGCCATGACAGGAGGTTGAGATGACGGCATTTTCGCCAGCGGCGGCGAGCGTGACTTTGGCGGCAACGGCGGCCTCGGCTGATGTCGCCTTGCCGGCGACGCGTTCGCCGGTGTTATTGTTGCAGAACGCGGGGCCGAACACGTGTTTTGTGCAGTTGGGGGTAGGGGTTCAGACGGCGCTGACCACGACGGGGCTGCCGGTGCTGAGTGGCCAGGTGATGGCGATCAACCCCGGGGGTGCGACGCATGTGGCGGGGATTTGTGCGGCGGCGGGGACGGCGACGTTGTTTGTGACGGCGGGGACGGGGAACGTTACGGGAGGAGATTGAGGCCATGGCCATCGAAGTGGGTGACGTCGTCAATCTTGAAGGCATGCTGAATGCGGCTGACGGCAGCACGCTTGCGGTCAAGGGTCCGGTCGAGGTCGTGGCCATGGGGGGCAATCCTGTCCCGCCCGATCCCGGCCCTGGCCCTGGCGTCTTGACCGAGAAGCTTTACAAGCCCGAGGAGTTCGCGGGCAACTTCTCGGCCATGCAGGCGAAGATCCTGACCGATCAGGCAACCGCCGGCGACAACAAGATGCGGGCGGTGGTGCAGCTGGCGCGCGGCAAGGCTTACGAATACACCGATCCCCAGTGGCTGACGGGCGTCCAGAACTACCGCGTCGAGGCGACAGGGTCGGGCGCCAATCCGACGCTGCGGAACGTGGCCACCAGCGCCCCGGTCGATATCCTGCGCGGCCCGCTGTGCATCGGCAAAGGCAGCAATTGTTTTGTCGAGGACAATGCGCCGATGTCGAAGACCAAGGGCATGGCGCTGATCGCCAGCGTTGCCAAGGGCAGCAGCACGGTGAAGCTGCTCACGGCATCCGATGCCTCCAAGTTGAAGTCTGGCCGCTGGCACGCGGTCTTCAGCTACTGCCAGCAGATCGGCGGCTACCCGCCGAACGTCAGGTGGATCGACTATGCCATGGTCAAGAGTATCGCAGGATCGACGGTGACGCTCGACCGGGCGCTGGCCCACAGCCACTTCGCCGACTATTGGGAAGATCCCAACGACGTGCAGAGCGTGGGCAAGGCGCGCATCGGGTGCTGGGATGGTTGGGACGCCAAGGACATCCGGGCAACGCTCAGTGGCCATTTCAAGAATCTCGATTTCATCGGCGAGCACCGGGCCGGGATGGACGTGACCTATGTCGAGAGCCACATCGACTGCCTGTTCGAGGGCTGCACCATCAGCAATTTCTGGCCGAGCATGAACCTGCGCGTCGAGTGCCGGAACTGCTGCTTCACGGGTGCGGGCAACCAGGCGATCGAGGCCGACAAGCTTTCCGACACGCTGATCCTCGACAACTGCACGACCCCAGTCGGCAAGTATTTCCAGGGCGCCACCGGCTTTACCGAGGTGATCATCAAGGGCGGCAGCAATTTGAATTGCATCCAGATCTCGCCGCGCAAGCTGACGGTCACAGATAGCACGATCGATGCCCATGGCGATACATCCGCTAATGTGCCCTATGGCGTCGCATATAACGGCTGCAATCTCGATGTCTCGTTCACCAACACCGAGTTCATTGCCTCGTCGCCGTATCAGGCGACCTGGGCCTATCCTAGTGGGCCGGTGACGCCGCTGGTGCTTTCTGCCGGCTCCTGGCAAGGCAACAAGCTGATTATCCCACGCAGCTTTGCCGGCTTTCAGAACTGGCTGGTATGGGCCTACGAAAATGCCATGGTTTTCACCGGCGCGAAGGTCAGCGCTCCCGGCAACTACGGCAAGGTGACCAAGATCTATGCACCCGCAGATGGCAGCGCACTGTGGATGGACGTGGAATGGATCAAGGGGACCAAGCCGACATCGGGCAATCTCAACCTGCCGCAGAAGGGGTTACGGAAGCTGACTTGGGGCAGCAATACCAGGATCACGCAAGGCGGCTGGCTCGATCCCGATTTCATCTGCATGACTGGGACGCCCGCCGATCGCGGCTTCCCGGAGGGGATCAGCTAGGAAAACCAGAAGAGATAGACGACCGAGACGACGATCGCCGCCCAGAGAATGGCTGCCGTTACATTGCCGATCGGTGTGCCCTTAATAAAACCCCCCGGGCTGCCACGGACGCTCGCGCCGGGGATCTTCCCCTTTCAGCAAGCTCCGCAGCAGCACCAGGGGAAAGATGATGGCAAAGCCGAGCCACCATCTCACGTCTTGGTGAGCCTGCCACTGTAGATCTCGCCGTCGATGATGACGCTGGCATCAACCGTGTGTAAGCCATCGGGCGGCTGAGGCGTGGAACCGCCGCCGCCTGTGTCGGTACCACCGCCGCCGTTTCCCGTATCCTCCCAATAGGCCTCGCCGCTCCAGTAGCGCACGCCGCCGTGGCGGGCGAAGGAATCATGCTCGGGCGCGTAATTGGCGCCGCTGCCACCGGAGAAGAAGGCGAAGTCAAAGAAGACATCGTCCTCGGCGTCGTGCATCAGGTTCCTTATGCCGGTGTCGGCGATGAGTTGATCATCGATCCAATATTTTGCCCAGCCTTGTGGCCCCCCCATACACTGAATGCGAAGTTTGTAGAGCTGCTCGTCGACGATCTTCGGCCCGTACTTGACGGGCTGAACGAGTTGATTGCCTGTTGCCTGATCCTGGCAGGTAGGGAAAAACTTTTCGTTGCCGTAGTTGCTGCCGCTGCCGGCCCACCAGAACATACAGCGCGTGCCGCGATCGACGCTGCCGCCAACGGGCCCCCATTGGATGCAGGCACTCAGTTTGCCGCCGCTCACCTTTGCCTCGTTTGGCGTGCACCAGGAAAAGCCTTCTTCCGCCATCCAGTAGTATTCGAGATTGGCAACGGTCCGTGGCGACGGCAGGCGAACCTGATAGCTCTGGTCCTGCATGCCGACGCGGCCCTTCCCGTACTTCATTCGGCAGGTGCGCCCGCCGGGGAAGCGGCTATCCTGGACAATGCTGTACCATTTGCCATTGGGATCGAAATCTTGGTTCACCGTGGCCTGGGGGTCGCTCCAAACTTTCTTTTTCTCTGCATTGAGGAATGGTCCGAATGCGGCCTTGGCGTAGTCGCCGGCGAATCGGTAATCCATGGATCTGTCCCTTTCAGAGTTGGGGATGTCCGGCCTGGAACAGGACCCAGCCGATGCCCAGGGCGGTGATCAGAATGGTGAAAAGCAATCTCACGATCATTGGTCTCTCCTTGATCGGGGGCGGCCGCGCCGCCCACTGGGACCGTGGGGACGGGGGGGCGAACGGCGCGGCCTAGCGGGGCCGGCTCTGGGAGAGCTGGTGGTTCCCCGATGCTATCTCCTTCGCATATGCAGGCTATTCGAGGTCGCCAGGAGGCGGGCGTTGAGGGGCGGGTACAGCGATGGGCGCCGCGACCTGTGTAGCCAACGTCGCAGAAGTTTGAGCATGCTATACTCCCCCCATGGAGCCGGGAACCAAGTTCAAGGTCAGGGCGCGGGTCGGCGCGGGCGCCCTCGCCGGGCGGATCTTCACCTGTGAGAGCATCGAACCAACCTCAATCACAGGGTATGATACCGTACTCGACCTAGGCAAGCTCGTGGTCTTTCGTAGTAACGGCATCAAGGTCGCAATTCCACCGGAATGGTGCGAGCCATGGTCGTCGTGATCGCCGGCATGGCTTTCGACCGCTCGCGGATTCTGCGCGTCGTGGCCAATCCTGCCAACACCCGGTGCACCGTCTTCCTCGATACCGGCGGCGTGCCGCCCGCCGTTTCCTTCACCCTTGATGGCACCCTGGTCAAGGTCCTCGAGCAGCTTGAGAACGCCACGGCGTTTGTGAGGTAGCCATGATTTCGCTGCTGGTCTATGTCCTGATTCTCCTGATCGTGTTCGGCGTCGTCTTCTACTGCATCCGCCTGCTCCCAATCGACGAGCCGTTCAAGACCGTGGCCATCGTCGTCGTTCTGCTGATCTTCGTCCTCGTCCTGCTCGGGCTGATCGGCATCGTCCCGGGCTTCACGGTGCGCCCGCTTGGATGACCGCCTCAGGCTGATCGAGAGCTTCCTCGACGACCCGTGCATGGCGCACGATCTGCTGTTCGAAGCTAGGCATCCGCAGAAGACGCCGCCGTTCCATTACGAGAGCATCAAGGCCTGGTGGTCGACGGTGCCGCGGATCGGCGAGATGGCGTTCCGCGGGGCGGCCAAGTCGACGCGGGCTGAGGAGGCCCTGGCCGCCATGGCCGGGGTGCGGTTTTTCAAATATGCCCTGATCGTCGGCAACAGCGAAACCCGGGCGGTCGAGCGGCTCTCGGCGATCAAGCACGAGATGCTGACCAACGAACGCTACATCACGGCTTTCGGGGATCTCCAGGGCCCGACCTGGAACGACGCCGAGATCCTGCTGGCCAACGGGGTGATGATCAAGGCCTTCGGCGCTCGCCAGAGCATGCGCGGGGCCAAGCATTGGGACCAGCGCCCGGACATGCTGTTTGTCGACGACGTCGAGGACGAGGACAATGTTTCCTCCAAGGAACAGCGCGACAAGCTGTTTCGTTGGTTCTGGCGCTCGCTGATCCCGGCCTGCGAGCCCGATGCCCGGATTCGCATCGCCGGCACGCCGCTGCATCCCGAGAGCCTGCTCGAGCGGCTGCGCAAGGAATCGGGCTGGCCGTTTCCCGTCTATCCCATCGTCATGCCGGCGGTGACCGAGCCGCAGTACTGGGTGCAGTCGAACTGGCCGGGCCGCTATCCCCTGGAGAAGATCCGTGAGATCAGGGATTCTTTTGCGAAGGTCGGTGATCTGGAGGGCTTTGTGCAGGAGTATCTGTGTCAGAGTGAGGAACCGGCACTCAAGGTCTTCCAGACGCGGCATATTGTACGAGCACCCACCATCCCTGCTTGGGCTCCTTCTATGGTCGTCGTCGATCCCTCGCGAACGACGCGGGTTGGCAAATCGGCACGCACCGGATATGTCGTCTTTTCCTGGCTCGGTTCGAAGTGCTACGTGCGCGCTGCTTACGGCGCTTATCATCAGCCTGACCAGATCATCGACGAAACCTTCAAGCTCGATCGCACTTTTTCTCCAGTCAAGGTCGGTGTGGAGAAGGACGGGCTCGAGGAGTTCCTCATGCAGCCCTACCGGCAGGCCATTCTTAAGACTGGTCAGCCCGTCCCCTTGACCCCGCTGAACGCGCCGCGCGATCGCAACAAGACGCGGTTCATCTCGGGCCTGCAGGTCTTCTTCGAGGCCGGCGACATCCTGATGTGCGACGACTTTCCTGATCTGTTCCAGGAAATGGACGGCTTTCCAAGGGGTATGGTAGATGTCCTGAACGCACTCGCCTATGCGCCGCAGCTGCGGGGCGGGCGGCCGGTCTACGACGACTTCGGCCTGATCCACGTCATGCCTGAGCTCGCCCCCGACCCTAAGCGCCCGGCCTATCTCGCCATCTCAGCCCGCGCTTCGCACAGCGCGGCCTGCTTGGTTCAGTTCAACAACGGTGCGTTGCGCGTCTATGCCGACTGGCTGCGCGAGGGCGACCCCACCTCCGCGCTTGAACAAATAATTCCCGAGGCCAAGCTGGCGGCTGGGCGAGCCGTGGTCCTGGTGGCGCCGCTCGCCCAGTTCGATCCCTACAACAACGTCGGCCTGGCCGGAGCCTGCCGGCGCCTGGGCCAGAATCCGACCCGGCTGCCCGGCGGCAGCACGGGTGCCCTCAAGCCGTTCCTGCAGAAGCAGGTCATGCACCAGCCCGCCTTCCTGGTCAGCCAGTCTGCGCGCTGGACGCTGAACGCGCTGGCGCTCGGCTACAGCTACGGCTTGGACAAGTCGGGGATGCTCAAGGCCGAGCCCGACGCCGACTACTACCGGACCCTGATGGAAGGCCTGGAGGGACTGGCCAAGTGGTTGACCCTCCAGTCGCCTTCGGGGGATAGTGAGGATGCTCACTATGCCTTCACCGAGACGGGGTACCGCTACATGACCTCGCGGCCGGGGATGCCAGATGGACGTCGAGCGCAGCTCAAGAGGTAAGGATTTCGGCAAGGCGTCGAGGTTCAAGGAAGAGATTGCGGATCTTTACCAGGACATCGTCGACGCGTTTGCGGACAAGTCCGACCAGACCGTCAACCTGGAGCGCTACTGGCGCATCTTCAACACCGAGCTGACGGTCAACCAGGCCTACAACGGCAACTCCCAGATCTACCTCCCCCTGGTCCGCGATGCGATCGAGGCCCGGGTGACGCGCTTCGTGAATATGTTGTTCCCTGAAAATGAACAACATGTGGAGTGCGTGTCCTACGGTGGCGACGAGCCGATCGCGCTCATGGCCATGCTGAACCACTACGTCAAGCGGGCCGAGCTGCGCCTGCTGGCCCCGGCGCTGCTGCGTAACGGCGAGGTTGAGGGGCACTACAGCGTCTACTGCGATTGGACGACGACGAAGCGCTACGTGACCAAGAAGGTGACCAAGCCGATCGAGGTCGACGGCATCCCCGATCCCGAGATCACCTACTTCGACATCGAGGACGACGAGATCGAGGACAGCCACCCCGACGTCGAGGTTCTGCCGGCCTCCGACCTGGTGGTCTATCCCGTGACTTCCGACAGTGTCGAGAAGGATTCCGAGTGGGTGGCCATTCGCCGGCGCTACAGCAAGGCCCGGGTCAAGCAGCTCGAGCGCCAGGGCGTGTTCGTTGAGGGCACGGTCAACGAAATGATGCGGGCCTGGACGGACTCCTACTCGCCGGGCAAGCAGGAGGACATCGAGAAAAAGAAGATCGAGTCCGCGGGAATTAAATTGAAGGGAAAATTTGTCGAGGTCTTCGAGGTGTGGAAGCGCTTCAAGATCGATGGCAAGCGGCGCTGGTGCCGGCTTTTCCTCTGGGGCCAGGACAAGGCACCGCTGGCCTTCACGGTCAATCCGAACTGGAACGACCGTTGCTCCGTGATCTCGATGCCCAGGACCAAGGTCTCAGGCTCGTTCTGGGGCAAGTCGCCCGTCGACGCGGTGGAACAATTGCAGTACGCAGCCAACGATGCCGCCAACATGGCGTGGGATTCGGCGCAGTATTCCCTGCTGCCGATCATCATGACCGACCCGGAGAAGAATCCGAACTATGCGACCATGGTTCTGTCCTTGGCCGCGATTTGGCAGACTAACCCCAACGACACGCAGTTCGCGCAGTTTCCCCAGCTCTGGCGCGACGCGCTGGAGATCACTGGCAACGCCAAGAGCCAGATCATGCAGAGCTTCGGGCTGAACCCGGCGATGATGGCGCAGGGGGTGAGCAAGACGAAGCCTTCCCAGGCCCAGGCGGCGCAGGAGACGGCGGTGGCGATCGAGACCACGGCCAACGAAGTGACGACCTTGGAGGAGGGGATCTTCTCGGTCCTGCTGCAGCGCTTCTTCGAGAACGACCAGCAGTTCCGCAACAGCTCGATGCAGATCAAGGTTTATGGCCAGCTCGGCATCGCGGCTCAGATGATGGAGGTGCCGCCCTTCGCCTGGGACGACCGCTACGAATTCCGCTGGCGGGGGGTCTCGACCTTCCGCTCGGCCCAGGCTAACCAGCAGATGATCGCCGGGCTGAACATTCTCCGCTCCCTCCCCCCGGTCTTGACCAGCGGCAAGCGGATCAACCTCGACCCGATCATCGAGACCCTGGTGGAGAATACCTACGGTCCGCGCCTGGGGGCCCGCGTCCTGGTCGACGTTCGCGACCAGCTGAGCGTCAGCCCTGGCCTGGAGAACCAGATCATGGCCGGCGGCGAGGCGATGATGGTGCACGAGATGGACAACGACCAGGAGCACCTCCAGGCCCATCTGGAGATTGCCAATCTGGGCGATCCGACGGGGTTGTTCCGGATGCACATCCAGGCTCACATCCAGGCGCTTCAGAAGAAACAGCAGCAGGCAGGCCCGCCCGGCGGTTTTCCGGGGGCTCCTGGAGGCGGGGCGGCTCCCGGGGCTGCTGGGAGCCCCAGGCCAGGGGCACAGCCCACAGCCCCTCGCGGCGGTCAGGGACCGCCTGGTATGATCCACGCCGACCAGATGCAGGACCCCTCGCAGCCGCCGCGGCAACCTTTGCAGTGAATTCTGCCGGCAGAATTACCGGCAGAATTACCGGCAGAATTAATTCCTTACGGGCGTACACACCTTCACCTTTGGAGAAAACCAATGCAGCGCACCCAAATTGTTATGATCGTTCCGCTCGGCGAAGGCCCCGTCGATCCCGGTTTCGGCAACCGTCCGGGCTATGGCGGCGGTTATCCTTCGCAGGGTTTGCCAGGCTCGCCGGGGCATCCCAGCCAAGGCCTACCCTGGGGGCCGGGCCATGTCTCGCCGCCGATCTTCCATCCCGGACACCCGGACCACGGACTCCCGAGCGGCGGCCATGTCGGCAACCAGCTGCCGTGGTCGCCGGGCTCGCCGGACAACAGCCTGCCGGTTCCTCCCGGCATCACAGAGCCTCCCGTTCCGCCCGACCTCGCCAGTCAGGTAATCGTGTTGTGGCATCTCCCCGGTCAGGTGGAGTGGCACGGCAAGGTCATCGACCCGAGCCTTAGCGCCGGCATGCCGCTGCCGCCGGCGCCGGAACCGAAGTATTAACCGTTCCGCTTCCCGCCTGAGGGTAGCGCGAACCTTGCCGGCCGGGGCCGTCCCACAACAGTCCCGGCCGGCGGGGCGGCGGCATGAACGAGAACGAGCCGCCCCCGCCCCCGAAGAACGGCAATCGCACATTCGCCTTGCGGGTCGTCGTCCTGGCGCTCGCGGCCATCGTCATTGGTGAACTGACCATCACGCTGGGCCGGGGCGTCGTCTGCGCGCTCAAGGGTGGCTGTCCCCCGGAGGAATGGGCCAACGCCGGCGAGCTGCTGAGCGGCCTGCTGGCAACCCTGGTCGCATTGATTTTCGCGCTTATCGAGGGGCGCAAGCCGTGATTTCCCGGCCTATTGATATTTTGTTTCAATCGCATAGGATATGTGGCGGTTTGTGGTGACCGACCCACTAGCCCTAGAGGTGCGTCATGGCCGCGGAAAAAGACCAACCGGAACTGGAACTCGAGGACGAGCAGAAGGAGCCCGGTCCTGACGACGGCGATGACGACGATGCCAATGGCACCGAGCGCGAGGTCGAGGACGAGGACGAATCGCCCGAAGAAGGCGGCGAAGGGGAAAGCGAGGAGGAAGGCGAAGAGGTAGAGGTCAAGCCTCGCCGCTCCGAGAGCATCCGGGAGATCGCCCAGCGTCGGGCCGAGCTCGAGCAGCGCGAGGCCGCGCTCAGGGCCGCCGAGGATCGCCGGGCCGAAGAGAAGCGCCAGGCCGACGAGGCCGCCGAGCGCGAGACGCTCTCCCGGATGACCGAGGACCAGCAGGTCCAATACCACATGGCCAAGAAGCTGGTCGGGATCGAGAACCAGCTGAAGTCCAACAATTTCGCCGCTCAGGATGCGACCGACCGCGCCGAGGCCGCGCGAGTCCTAGAGCAACCCCGCTTCAAGAAGTTCGCGGCCGAGGTCGAGCGCGGCTATCGCGAACTGACGGCCAAGGGTGTTTCGATCAGTCGCCTCGCCGTGCTGGATTACATCGTTGGCAAGTCAATCAGGGAAGGCGGGCGCCAGGCAGCCAGCAAGCAGCGCCGCGACGGCGAACGCCGGATCGAGAAGGCGCAGGGGCGCCCGGGTGCCGGGCGCAGCAACGTCGGTGGGAACGTAGGGCGTAACGCGTCCGTCGTGCGGCGGGCGGAACAAGAGGATTGGTCAATTTGACCTAGGGAGAGATCGAGATGGCCGTCAACAGTGCAGCTAACTTCAATTCCGGCGGTGCGTATGGTACCGGCGACGTAGAACAGTATATCGCCGACAAGACCCTGCCGCTCACCCAGAACTATCTCGTCGCCTACCAGTTCGGCGATCCGTTGCGCCTGCCCAAGGGTCGTGGAACTCAATATGCGGCAACTCGCTACATCCGCGTGCCGCTACCCTTCGCACCCCTCTCCGAAGGGGTTCCGCCCGTGGGTGAGACGATGACCATCCAGCAGGTGCTGGCCACGGCCCAGCAGTGGGGCGACAAGATCACCATCACCGATGTTGCGGAACTGACGATCAAGCATCCGCTGTTTCAGAAGGCGATCGAGCTCACCGCTCTCCAGGTCGCCGAGACATTGGAGAGAAATACCTTCAACAACCTGATGGCGGGGACGCAGATCGACTACGTCAACACCAAGGGCAGCCGGGCCAACCTCGCCGCCGGCGACGTGATGAACAGCCACGAGGTCAACCGCGCATTCGCGACGCTGACCACGATCGGCGCACCGCGCTACAACGGCTCGGACCAGACTGACCTCAAGCTGAATGCCGAGCAGGGCGGGGCGCGGGCCTCGATGAACCCGCGCACCATGCCGCACTACGTCGGCATCCTGCACCCGCTGACGGCGGCCGATCTGCGCGAGAATGCCTCGATCGCCCAGGCCTGGACCTACAGCGACGTCAACCGCCTGTACAACGCCGAGCTCGGCGAGTGGATGGGGGTGCGCTGGACGGAATCGAACATGGTGCCCTTCTGGGTCGGTAACGCGGTCGCGACCGGCTCGCCGGGCTCCGCCGGCACGCTGGCCAACGGCACCTACAAGATCACTTTCACCGGCTCCGATACCCAGGCTCAGTACGAGCAGCAGATCTATACGATCTCCGCCGGCATTGTGGTGATCGCCGGTCCGAACGGCTCGATTTCGGTGACCACGCCCTCGACGCCCGGTTTTACGTGGAACGTCTACATCACGGCGGCGGGCTCATCGAACCTGCTCAACCTCGCCACGACCCCCTCGGGGCCGACGGTGGGTCCCATGGCGGGCCAGGCTGTGCAGTTGCCGGGCAATACGGCAGTGGTGCTGACGGGTATCGGCATCGCCCAGGTGCCGCCCGCTGCCCCCACCAGCGGTGTCACGGTCTTCCCCGTGTTCATCCTCGGTAAGGGCGCCTATGGCCAGGTCACCCTGGACGACATCAAGTTCAGCTACCTGAAGAACGCCGACAAGAGCGACCCCCTCAACCAGCTGCGGGTCGTGGGCTGGAAAGTCATGTATGGCACGTTGATCCAGAACCAGCAGTTCTTTATGAGAATAGAATGCGCTAGCGCCTTCTCGGCGACCTTCGGCTAAGCCTGGTCCGCCGGCTGAAGGAAGACGAGTGCCGGGGCGGCTGATCGGTCACTGCCCCGGCTAACTACAGGAGAATGAGATGGCCACCAGCACCGCAGGCACGACCTCCACCACGAAGCTGCCTTTCTTCGTCCAGTGGCAGCGGGGCGGCATTTCCGCGGCCGATCTGGCGGCGATCCGCAGCCGCGTTTTGAACGACCGGCCGCAGATGGGCCCCGGCAATATCTGGCCCGGCGCGCTCGAGAACGGTCAGCTCTTCATCCCCAACCGCGGTTACCTGCAGCTCATCCCCGGTGACTGGGTGGGCGTGGGCACGGTCGGGTGGCCGTTCCTGATCTCCGCGGCCGAGATGACCGCCGACTGGACGCACACCCCATGAAGCGCAGCTTCACCGAGCTGCCGCCGGCGATGGCCGATGCCATCGAGCGCTCGGCGCGGGCGGCCGAGGAAGTGCCCGAGGAGGAGCGGCCCGATTTCGTCGAGGTCGGCGGCGTCAAGTACTACCGCCAGAAGCAGGAATCTAGTCCTTACGATTCCGGCAAGCCCGCGGGCATCGTGGAGGGCTATACGCGGGTCACCATCAACATCGCTCCGCATGCTCCCTACATCCGGCTCGACAACCGGCTCTACTATCCGAACATGGAGTATGACGTCCGCGACGACCAGGTCCCCACCTTCATGGAGATTATGGCCCGGACCTGGTATCACGAGCGGGCGACGGGCGGCGCCAACACCAACATGGAGGGGGCGCGCAACACGACCTTCAACCTCCGCACCCAAGCGCACCGGCCGCGCCTCGGCCCACCGGGAGTCTCAGGATAGTTTTCATGACCGAACAGATGGACGCGGCCAAGCGCATCGTTGGCCACAACTACGCCATGAGCTTCGATCTCGGGAACAATCGGAGCATCCAGGTCAACGGCAATTTTTACGTCGATGACGACATCGCGGCGATGAATGCCAAGCTCGACCAGATCTGGGTCGTGCTCGAGCGGCTGCGGGCCAAGGTGCAGGTCGAGACTCTTATCCTCGATCTCAAGCAGGCCAAGACCATGGTGCTGCAGACCGAGGAGCTGTTGCTGCGCGCCGAGGCGGGCAACGAGGTCCGGCAGAAGTCCGGCAAGCTGGTGACGACCCAGCAGAGCGCAGACCTGGCCAATCTGCATTCCAACCTGCTGAAGCAGCGCCAGGACGTGAAGAACATCGAGGAGATGCTCGGCGAAAAGCGGGCACAGGCGGCATGAGCCATGGCGCTAACGGCGGGGAGCATCATCACCGACGCTTGTCAGATAGCGAAATGCCCCGGCATGACCCTGCAGGCCGGCGACTTCCTGAATGAAATCCTATCGACCATATCGCAAATCTACGATTTCCCCGAGGCCCAGCAGCTCCTGACCCTGACGGTCGGCCCGAACCTGGGCAGCGCGTCGGGAACGCCGCAGCCCTTCCAGTGGTATCCCCTGGTGCTGCCGGCGGGCGGCCTGTACCTGCGCACCAAGGAGGTCTTCTACAACGTCCAGGGCACGATCTTCTTCCTCAACCAATTGTTGAAAGAGCAATACGATCAGCTGTTCCAGGGCCAGGGGATCTCCAACTATCCTTACTGGTATGTCGTCGACCAGACTCCACAGTTGCCGACCCCGCCGCGGATGGCGTTCTACCCGCCGCCGAACATTTCGTTAACCGTCTACGTCCGGGTCCAGTACCAGCCTGCGGACATCCCCAACCCCGTCGGCTCGACGGCGGTGCCGTGGCTGCGCAACCGGCGTTATCTGGTGACGCGCCTGGCCGCCGACATGATGCAGATCACGGGTGACAGCAGGCGCTCCGAGTTCGACGCCTCGGCGACGGCGCAGATGGACAAGTACCTGGTGATGATCGACGACAAGGAGAACGTCGCGACCACCGTCAAGCTCGATCCCTTGCGCTTCCGCCAGCCCATGGCGCTGGCCCCGACCAAGACCACCGGATTCTGACATGGCGTTGCCGGGCACGCCGACGCCGTTCTATCCCCGGGGGCTCTACGACAGCCTCGACGGCAGCACGGCGCCGGACGGAGCCTGCTACGCGCTCGCCAATCTGGTCCACGACATCACGACGCAGCGTATCTGGACGCCGCGGCCGGGTGCTGTCCTGCAGACCAATTTCCCCGGCTTCATTGCCCCTGGCGTGGTCTCTGTGGGGATGGCCGTGGGACAGCGGATCTACGGACTGATCGGGACCGGACGCTTTGCCGGCCACGACGAGCCGTTCGTCTACGACGTCCCGAGCAACACCTTCATCACCGTCGGCAATGTCACGGCGGCCAACACGCCGGCGACCCAGCCGACGACGGGGGACTGGACGCCGCCGACCATGGCCATGGTCGGGACCAGGATACTGGTGACGCATCCCGGCTTTTCCGGCGCGGCCTTCTTCGGCTGGTTCGATATTTCTTCGTTCTTCCTGACCCTCACCGGCAATACGCACAGCACCAACATTCTGGACACGCTCAGCGTCAACCCGCTCAATGTCGGCATCGCGATCGGGCAGTCGATCACGGGGGCCGGCATCCCGGCCAACACCTATGTCGTGACGATGACCGCCACGTCGATCACGATTTCCCAGTTCGCGACGGCGACGGCCACGGGGGTTACCTTCACGGTGGGGAGCGGCAGCGTTTCGGCGCCGCTGTGGGGGGCGGGCAACACCACGACGAACCCGCTGCCGGCGCTGCCCACGGTGGTCATGCAGTTCTACAACCGGGCGTATTTCGCTGTAGGCAACCAGGCGTGGTTCAGCGATGCGCTGGCGCCGACTAACATCACGAACGCGAGCAACTTCCTGACCTGCGGCCAGCCCGGCTATCCAATCATTGGCTTCGGTGGGATTCCTTTACAACAGACCACCGGCGGCATCCTTTCCGCGCTGATCATCTTCAAGGGTTCCGGGGGCTATTACCAGCTGACCGGCGATCTGACGCTGAACAACCTGCTGCTCAACGGCCCGGTCGGCAATGTCGGCTGCGCCGCGGGGCGCTCGATCGCCCAGACCCCGACCGGAATCTGGTTTCTGTCGCGCGACGGCGTGCGCCAGATCGGTTTCGACGGGCTGATCTCGACCGCGCCGATCAAGGGCGTGCGCTATCCCTTCAACAATTCGGTCGAGCCGACGCGGGCTGCCGCTGCCTACAACAACACGGTCTATCGGGTCTCCACCAGGACCGTGCCGAACAACATAACCCAGGCTCCGTCGCTGCTGGACTGGTGGTTCGACTACGAAATCGAGGAATGGGGGGGACCGCATACCTGCGGCTATTCCCTGATCATCCCGATTTCCGATACGTTCTATTTCGCCTCTGTCGACCACCCCGGGGCGCTCTATCGCTCTGACGTGGACGTGAGTGTGCAGGGCACGGTCTACAGCGAGTTCGGTAATCAGTTGAATACCCAGCTGCTGACCTGCCTGTTGCCGCAGACCGGGGCCATGGCGGCGAGCGCGATCGTCGAGGCGACGGTCGACATGTCCCTGGTCGGCGGCCAGGCGATCCCGACGGCGACGTTTCTCAACGAGAATCAGAACGCCATCGCCGTGGCGACGATCCCGTCGCCGATGCCGGTGGCACCGGTCTGGGGCGTCAATACCTGGAACGCCTTCAACTGGGGTGCGCAGCCCATACTGGGGACCTATAACCTGGACTGGCCGGTGCCGCTGGTGTTCAAGAAGGGCTCTCTCCAGATGACCTCGCTGGCTTATAGCGGGCTGCGCGTCGGGGTTTTCTGGTACAGAATAGAGGACCTCGGCTATATGAATACGCAGCAGCCGGCGTAGGGGAAGCAGATGGCGATCATAGGATCATTGCCGGTCATCCTGACCAACGGCACCATTGCCGACGCTACCCAGGTCATGGCGGATTTCAACTACATCGTTACCCAGGTCAACGCCAACGGGTCGCCCGCAACGGGCGGCGCATATCTCCCGCTGACGGGCGGCATCCTCTCCGGTCAGTTGACGATCAGCATGCCCGTTACAACCGGGCGAAACCTGATCGGGCAAACGTCCGGCAGCAATCGTTGGATAATGGCGCTCGGGGACTCTACGGGCGAGGGAGGTTCGAATGCCGGCAGCGATTTCCAGCTCTTTCGCTGCAGCGATGCCGGCAGCGCCATCGATGCGCCGCTGGCGATCAATCGGGCGAGCGGGGCCGTCGCCATTCGTGGGACGCAGACCAACGACAACGCAGCGGCGGGCATGGTCGGCGAGTTCCAGCAGGCCAATGGAACCTCGTCGGTGCTTGCTTCCAACTCCCCTCTCACAATTGCCAGCAGCGCCATTAATTTGCCGGCCGGCGATTGGGACGCATGGGGGACGGCCTGGTTTACGCCAAGCGTAAGCTTCAGTGCGGTCAACGTCGGCATCTCAACGGCACTTAACACGTTGCCAACAACCTTGCTGCTGACCGCCCTCAATATCCCCGGCATGGGCGCAATCGTAGTGACGACGCCGATGACGCGAATTTCCGCAGCATCCTCGACACTCGTTTACCTGACTGTCCAATGCAATTTCACGGGGACCGCAACGGCAATCGGGTCAACCTATGCCCGGCGGAGGAGATAAGCCAATGATCGAAAGCATCAAGGAGCTGAGCGCCAAGGTGACGGAGCTCACCGCCCGTATCGCTACTCTCGAGGCAGCAACCCCAACTTGAACGGAGGAAACCATGGCTCTTCTTACGCTTCTACCAAGCACCGCCACCTACGCCGAGGGGTCGCAGACCATCGGCGCCATCAACACCCTGATCCAGCAGCTGAACGGCAACACCGGCATCGGCGCGATCGCCAATGGTGCCTTCGTGGCCAACGGCGCGGTCGCTACGACGGTGACCAGCCTGGGGCCGGTCGGTGCCAACACGACCATCAGGAAGTGGCTCTCGGTCCTCGATAACACGGGCACGACGGTCTACATCCCCTGCTTCTGATGCAGTTCGAGTTGTCCGAGGCAGACCTGAATGTGATCACCAAGTACCTGGTGAAGGCGCCGTTCGAGGAGGTCTGCCAGACCATGCTCTCGCTCGAGCGCCAGCTCCAGGCGCATCTTGCAAACCTTAAGGAGCAACCAAAGGGAGACTGACATGCGTGGAAGCAAGGGACACAGCAAGACCGTTCGCGGCACCAAGAAGGGCGTTAAGGGCACCGGCGGCCCGAAGCGCGGCAAGCGCGCCATCCACAAGGCCGAAGGCATCGCGATGAAGCCCCGGGGTAAGGGGCCGATGCGCCAGAGCCGGGTCGACAAGATGGAGAAAGCGGACCCCGCCGTGTGATTGCCGCGGAAGCTCCGTCGCCCGAATGGCAGGCGCTGTCGTTCGCCACGGCGCGCTTCCAGGAGATCATGTTCGACCTTCCGCCGCTCTTCCTGGCGCATTGGAAGGAGGTGGCCATTGACCGAGACCGAATCGCTCTGGAGCCGAATTTCCGCCAGTATCAGGCGCTGGACGAAGCTGGTTGCCTCGCTATTCAAACGGCCCGATGGGACGGGGACTTAGCCGGGTATTTTTTCACCCTTATTGTCCCCCACCTGCATTACCAGAGCTGCCTGGCCGGTCTGACCGACATGTACTACCTGAACGAGCGCGCCCGGGTCGGCTGGGGCTATCCTCGGTTTTTCAGGTACGTCATGCGCGACCTGGCGGAGCGCGGTGTGAAAAAGCACTGGACTATGACAAAGTGTCATTTGAATCCGAGCCTTGGGCAATTATGGGAGCGGATGGGCTACCGGCGGACCGAGACGGTCTACACCAAGATTCTGGAGGGCTAGATGGGCGGTGTCATCTCGGGCATTGGGTCGATCGCGGGTCCGCTCATCAGCGGCCTGTTCCAGCAGGGCGCCGGCGGCTCGAGCCCGGCGGGCAGCGCCATTGGCGGCTATCTCTCGAGCCAGGGCAACAAGCCGCAGGGCCAGACCCAGCCCGGTGCCTTCTACCCGCAGGGTGGCCAGGGCTTGGCCTACAACTATATCCCGACGGGGCAGGGTGGCATCGACCAGGGCTTCCTCAATCAGATGGGCTACAACACCGGCACGGGGCTGGGGGCGCAGCAGCTGGCCAATCCGATGATGGCGACGCTGCTGCGCAACATCATGAACGACCCCAGCATGGCGGGCTACGGGGCGGCGGCGCAGCAGGCAGGCGGCATGGCTGGCCAGGCGGGGCAGGGCGCCTTCGGGGCCGGCGGCGCGCTCAATCAGCAGATCCTTGCGGCCTTGCCGCAGTTCCAGCAGATCCTGCAGCAGGGCACCGATCCGCAGAGCGCGCTCTACGACCGCACCCTGGCCCAGACCCGCGACCAGATGGGCGCCGGCTTGTCCTCGCAGGGGCTCACCGGCAGCGGGGTGGGCGGGGCGATCGAGGGCCAGGGCCTCTCTAACTTCAACATCGACTGGCAGAATCAGCAGCTCTCGCGCGCGCTCTCGGCGATGCAGGGCTTCGGCGGCGCCATTGGGCAGGCTGGCCAGGGGCTGCAGGCGGGCGCTGGCTTGCAGGGCACGGGCATCCAGGAGGCGCTGGGCGCTGGCCAGATACCGTGGCAGGCGAACCAGAACATCTTCGGCGGGCAGAACACCGGCTTGACGAACTTCCTCAATACCTTCGGCGGTAGCCAGAACATCGGCAACCAGAACCTGGGCCAGATGCTGTCGTATCTCGACACTGGTCAGCGGGCCAACACGCTCGCGGGCAACCAGGCAATGGGTGGGTTGAGCAACGTCCAGGGTCAGAACGCCGCAGCGGCGGGCGCGCTCTCGCCGATCATCTCGAGCGGGCTGTCGGGGCTCGGTTCGGGGCTGAGCCAGCTGTTCAACCTGTTTGGCGGCAGCAGCAGCAGCGGCATCCCGAGCGGTAACCCGCTCTATGCCGGCGGCTACAGCGGGGGCTTGGGCGCTGGCACGACGCTGACGGGTGCGGACTACTAGGATGCCCACGCAGCTGACGCCGCAGGACCTCCAGTTCCTTTCGATGATGCCCCAGCCCGGGCAGGTGACGGGCGGGATCAATGCCTTCAACAATGCTGCCTTCGGCAATCCGGTGGCGGCGAACCAGCCCTATGGCATCGTGCCGACGGCACCCACCGCGGGCATCACCAATCCGATCCGGGCAGCGCCGGTGCAGCAGCAGCAGCCGCAACAGAATCCGCTGCAACAGCAGAATCCTTTGCAGCAGCAGGCCCAGCAGGCCCAGCAGGCCCAGTTCATCAATCTGCTCAAGCAGAAGCTCGGCATCGGGGCGCCGCGGGAGACGGGGCCGACGGTGGCCGGTGGCCCGCACGGGGCGACGCAAGGGGGCCCTGGCGTCGGCTCGACCGCGGCTAAAGAGGCGCTCTCTAACTTCGAGCGCTCGAACGTCGCGGTGACGCCCAGCATCTCGAGCGCGATCCAGCTGGGCTCGGCCGCCTCGGGGGTGACCGGCATGGGGATTCAGTTGGCCAAGGCGGCGCTGACCGACGCCTTCAAGCCCGACGGCCTGCTGGGTCTCGGCCTGCAGAGCGCCCTCAACGTACCCGGCCCGCAGCTCAGCCAGGTCGCCATGGACGCGGTGACCAAGGCCTATTACGGCGCCCTCAACCCGCTGGCGACGAACATCAACCAGGCGCTGGCCGTGGCCAGGTCGACCCTGGACGTCGAGCGCGGCCTGGCGGGGCCCGGCGGTCACGGCCCCGTGAGCCTGGCCGGCACGGGTGCGACGCCGCTCGGCGGCTGGGGCACGACGCCTTCGGGTGAGCTGACGGGGAACTTCACCTCCGGGCTCGGCGCTCGGCTCATCGGCGCTGCCAATTTCGGCGGCCAGGGCAGCACCGGCGGTGGCGGGATAGTCGGTAGCGGCGGTGGCGCCGACACCGGTGGCGGCATGGGCGGTGGCGTCGGCGGTCGCGGCGCGAACAGGAGCATCTAGATGGCGTCGATCGCGCAGGGGCTCATCCAGGGGCTGGCCACGGGCTTCCAGGGCGATGTGCTGGCGACCGACCTGCTCAAGCAGAAGACCGAGCTGACGGAGCAGCAGCGCAAGCTGAAGCAGGAACAGGCCTCGGATAAGGCCGGCACCATCTGGTCGAAGGCGATCACGGACCTGCTCAGTGCGCAGCAGACCCAGCCGACGCAGCCGATCGCCCCGCAGCCCGGGCAGGCCAGCGTGCCGGGGCAGGGGGCAGGGCCGCCCGCCACGCCCACGGCACCCGGTCTCGGTGGCGGAGCGCCGCCTGCAGCGGCAGCCTCCCCCGCTGCTG